AGTAATCCCAAAAGCTGAATTTGCATGTCAGATAAACCTAAAGATGACATTGCTACATTGTCATTATCATTAGGTAAATTGTTTAAAGATTGAATTGGTAAAGGCATAATTTTCTCCTATCTTGGGTTTCTATTAAGATAACCCTTGCCATCTTGAACATTTTGTTCATATGTATTTTCAAACAAAAATTCACTCAAATCACCATGGGCTACATTTTCATTTAATCCAACGTTTTTGCTTTCAGGAGCAGGATCTTCATATGCAATACCAGTTCCTGAAGGTCCATGAAGTTTTGCTTCAAGATTAAACTCCAAGTAGTTTGAAGCTTCGTCTTCTTTATAGTCTGGAGATCTAAAACGATCTTGTTTATCTAATCTTTTTTGATCAATTTCAACATCTTCTGCAGTATCATCATATGGAACAATACGGTTAACAGTATCGCTAACACCAAAGTTGCCATAATATTGAGCAAGTCTAGTTAAATTGTTTGTAATTTTGTCGCTCTCACGATACTTACCAGACCTGTCAAAACGATCTGCAAGCTTTAACAATTTAATGATTTGACTTTTATGCATAATTTTTGTTTTATAATTTTTAGCTCGTTTATCCTGCTAATTCTTTTTTACAAACTGACAAAGCATTAGCAATCGTCATATCCATATCGTAATATCTGTAATTACCAAGTCTCCCACCAATAATTAAATTGCTTGAATATGTTTCTGAGTAGCTCCTATATTTTTCATATATCTCATTATTTGTTTCATCATTAATTGGGTAAAAAGGTTCATTATCTCCTGTGTAGTCCTTAGAATATTCATAAGTAATAAAGTCTTTTGTTGATTTACTTTTAGTGAAATGTCTATGCTGAATTATTCTGTTCCAAGGTGTTGACTCATCAGCGTAGTTCATTTGTGCACAGCCTTGAAAATCTGTATTTACTTGATAATCTCTAAACTCCAAAGCTCTGTAGTCTAGTGTGCCAAACATATTTTCGAAATATTTTTGTATTTCACCCGTGTATACAATTTTATTAGCTTTGCATTCCCAATAGTTTCTATCTTTAAAAAAATCCACACCAAGTTCTACATCTATATTTTCTAAGAGTTTATGAAATATTGCTGTGTAACCATCTTTTGGCACACCTTGGTAAATATCAATATCTGGGTAATAGTTGTCGTCAAATGTATATCTTATTGGTAGTCTTTTAATTATTGATGCTGGTAAAAGTTTTGGATCTCTTCCCCAATGCTTTTTAGTGTAACCATAAATTAATTTCTCATATATAGTTTTGCCTACTTGAGATAATATATGTTCTTCTAAGTTTTTTGGTTTATCGCAGGAGATTATTTCTCTTTCTATTTTTGCTATTGCTTTTTCAGGCGTATTGATATCAGGCCAGAGTTGATTGAGAGTTAAAAGATTAATAGGCAAAGAAAAGATTTTGCCATTTGAATAAGCTTTGACTCTGTGGGAATAATTTAAAAAATCTGTAAATTGGTTTATATAATCCCAAATGTATTTTTTAGATGTATGAAAAATGTGAGGGCCATATTTATGTAAGTGATAATCTTCGTAAGGTTCTGTATAGCAATTCCCGCCAATATGAGTTCTTTTATCAATCACCAATACTTTTTTGCCTATCTGATTAGCTTCATATGCAAAAATGGAGCCGAATAATCCGGCTCCAACAACTAGATAATCGTATGGCATATATATGTTTTACAAGTTTGACCCTGCCCATGGAACTCTTGAGAAATTACCTTGGCCTTTTAATCCTGGATTATCATCAAAGCTCATCTCTTCGTTGCCTCTATTGTTTCTGTCATAATCATTTTTATAGACATATTCTTCTGTATGAAGCATTTGTTCTATTGTCTTATCTTGCTCATCAGGATCATATGATTCTGCAGAACTTCTGCCAGAAAAATTAGGGGTGGCAGCATCAGGATCTAAAGTATCAAGAATTGTAGTTTCATTTCTTGACCCATCTTGATCAGGCGTGTATTCATTTTTTAAATCTTGAACATACTGATCAAAATTAGCCCCTTCAGTTAGTAAAGGAGTTTTGGCTAGGTGAGCATTAGAATATTGAGCTTCATAAAAAGGATTGTCGTCTGGGCCTGACTCTGTAATTTGGCCTCTGTTTTTAGAAGTAAAATCTTTAGCGTATTTTGTTGAAGAATAGTGTAATCTCTCAGGCTTAATTTGCTCAGGAACATCATCTTCATAATCAAACTTTTGCTTATCTTTATATTTTCTACGTTTTGATAAAGATTGCTCCATAGAAACATAAGAATCTTTATTGTCTGTTTCTTTGGATTTATGCATGTTATTTGCTGCATTTTCAAGCATAGATTTATGATCTCTCAATCTTGCTCTTAGCTTTAGTCTTTCTCTTTCCACTGGGTCTAAAATATCAATGTTCCCAAGAATATCATCTTCTTTTGAGGTGTGGAAAGGAACTAGTCTTGCTTCAAAGTTTCTGGTTGCATCAGGGTCAGGCGGATTATGTGATCTTGCCAAAACAGATTCAAATGATTGATCTGTCATAAACTGATTGAAATCACCATATGTGCTACCGCCAGGATTCCCACCAGGTGCCCATGCACCTGAACCTGCTCCACCAACGCCACCAAATCCAGCAGCTGTTTTAATATTCTTTTTTGAAGACATTATGCGAAACCTCAAAGACGGATAATTATTTTATTCTTCCACCCAAGTTGATCGTCCTTGACCTTGGTAGAACTTCTGCAATTTTAGAAAAATAGGCTTCATAAGCTACAGCAGCAACAGCATCACAAATATCATCCTTGTATCCTTTTAAAGATTCGATAATAAATCTATTGCCTTTCCATTTCTTTTGCAAGAATAAGAATTGTATTTTTGCTTCTTTAATTTCTTCTAATGGCAATTTATTGCCTCTTAAATCAGTGTATTCTCCACCAGATAAATCGTAGATATCAATTCTGTCTTCTCTCAATAAAGTCGCAAGTTCAGTGTAAATAGATTCTTTGTAGTTTTTATTAAATGTTTTTTCTATAATTGGCACTCTCATATTTCTCAATTTAATAACTGATGATTGTGAGTTCCATTGGTCTATACTTACTTGTTTAAATCTGAACTTTGCATGTAGAGATAAAACATAATCTTCTACATCTTTTTCTGAGACTGGTTGATTTTTAGTTTTAGGATTCCAAAAGTGAATGTGGTCAATTACAACCCTTCTTAACGGCTTGCTGTCTTTGCCGTAATGTCCATACATAGTCTCACAATGTGCTACAGCTAAAGCATAGTAGTCAGATGTTCTTGCAGGATCAATATGGCAATAGTATTCAAACATTCCTGTTCCCATTTCTAATCTTTTAATCATTGACATACTTGAGAAGAATCTATTTATGTCATCTTCTGTAAACATAGGGTCAGAAGATGAAGCTCCAAACTCAGCACCATATTGCATTTGATATTCTGTAGGATTCTTCTTCTTTTCAGAATCTAAGAAGTCTCTATCAATATTTGGATTTACAAGCCAGGTAGGTCCACGCATTACAAGGGTTGAAGGATCGTCAAGTCTGTTTTCATGTAAATCATAAAGCAACCCAATTGGTCCTTTAGGGTTGGATAGCATCATCATTTTTCCATCACGCCCAAAAGTTGCAAGAGAAGGCTTTAGGTCATTATATAAATCATAATCAAGACCAGAATCAGGATTATCGCCAGCCATAGCAGCGATTTCGTCCATGATCACACTCCAACATGTAAGACCAACGAGACCGGATGCACTACTAGAACCGCACTTCAGAACTAATGAACCAGAAAATAAGTTCAGACCTGCAGTTTCTCTTCTTTCATTTTCCTTACGGTCATTTTCAGTAAAGAAGCGCATTTCAAGTTCTGTGTCTTTACCAATGTAAGGTTGGAAGTATGGAGAAGCTAATACAGTTTGTTTCAATTTTGCGAAGATAGCATTCTTTGCCTGTTCCTCGTTTTTAGCTACGTTTAATAGGTAAATTGCATCAAACTCCATCAATCCATATCTAGCTTGAGGGTGACCCATAGAAATGAGCCTATATAGCTCATAAAGTCCAATAGCAGAAACTAGGAATGACTTACCAGATCTTCTTCCTAGAACTAAAACTAATTCTTGAAACTTAAACCTATTTTCACACTTATTAATAATTTGCATTCTAAGCTTTGGGTCAAACTCTTCAGAATACAACAAATCTTTTTCTGTTTGGAAATTGTCTGTAATAGGTCTTTCTTCTAAGAGTTCAATTGTTTTAAGCGCATCGGGGTTAGTTGCATTATCTTTTTCATGCGTGTATCTCTGTACTGAAATGTCTTTATCCATTCTATTACAGGTTAGACAGGGTGAATTGATAACGGTAAATGATGCTTTAAATGGTCTGTTTTCTTTGTGCATTTGAACAGACTTTTCTTCATTCTTTCTTACAAAATCCCAGACACATCCATTACATCCAACTCTTTCTTCTTCAGGTATATCTTGAATTATAAGTTCTGTGTTGCCTTCTTGTCCCATATAGAAGCACTTTAAAATAAGCCTCTGTAATGGGTATGGTTTCAAATTACAAAAATATGGATGTTCAATAAAGGTAACAATATCTACAATTTGATCAGGGTTAAATCTTGTCTTCTCTGGCTTTTGAGGTGGAGCAACTTCAGATCTTACACTCGGAGTAAGCTCATCCAAAAACTCTTCAGCATATTCAGAGTCTTTAAACTTTTCTGATGCTTGATTTGCTTGTTGAATTAATTGCTGTCTAATTTCAGCTTGTGTCAGTGAGGCTTTAGATGCGTTTTTTCTCATTAGTTTTCTTGCTTTAGTTTTTCTCTAAGCTTTTTCAATTCGTCTCTGATTATTCTTTTGTCAAGTTCACTTTCAAATCTGTCATGTAGTTCAGCTAAAATCTCAAAGATGTTAATTGAAAAAACTCCCTGATTGTCTCTTTTCTCTTTGATATCTAAAATCTTGCTAATAAGTTTTTCAACCATAGCAGCTCTTTTAAGTTTAAGATCATTATTTTTGCTACAATCAATTCCTCTAACATCATCAAGTTCAACCATTAATGCGGTTAGGGCTAATTGATTTTCTCTAAAAATCCAAGGAGCAATTAATTCTTCTTGATGTTCGTAGCTTTTGAGGCCTGAAGTCATTAGTTTCTTAAAATCACAATGTTGATCCATGTGAGTAGAAACTTGAGTCCAGTTTAGTCTTGCATTAAAGTGTCTTTCAAAAAACTTAATTACGGACTGAGGCTTTTTACCACTTTCAAGATATACGTGTTCTGCAAGGTTACGAAGGTGAGAACTACATATAGCACATCTTACCTCTATAAATTGAGGATAAGTGACATCTCCCATGTGGTCAGGAGGAAGAGGAATTATAGGCTCGTCTCCTTCTTTGATATCTTTGAAATATATGAATGATTGTTCAGGGAGATTATCAGAAGCTTGCACTAGTGAATTGACGATGTTGTCTTTAGAGTTTGCCATATTAATTATTTTTTACAGATAAAAGAAAACCCGTCGAAATCGACGGGTTTAAAATAGTTAAATAATAATTAAAAGTCTAATGCTCTTTTCAATCTTTGATAAGGGGAAACAGTGTCAGCAGCAGATACAATAAACTCATCTGCGATTCCAAATGTTTCATAATTACCCTTGGTATACTTTTCTGAAGAAGATGTACCAGCAGATAAATTAACTGTTGCTTCGCCTCTTCTCATGGCAACTTTAAAAACTTTATTTGTTTTATCAGAAGCTGTAATAACTGGTCTTTCGTTTTGAGCAACTAATACTGAGTTTAAAAGAGCTTCTTCAACCCATGGCTTTAATTCAGTGTGAAGATTGTGTTTGCCATTAGCAGATGTCTTAGCTAATTCTGCCAATCTTACCCATGAATCAAAAGACTTTTCGTCAGTTTTGACAATTGCATATGGACCTGAACAAAGTCTTTTAGCAAACTCTTTAGCACTTAATTTTATTAGACTTCTTTCTATAATTGGAGCACAATCGGCGTACTTGGTAGGAACAACAGAAACTTCGATTGTATTATTCTCAGCAACTTTTTCATTTGTATCAAATACTTTAGATGCAACTCTTCTAGCTAAATCGATATCAAAGTTCTCTACTGCTAAAAGTTCAACAACATCGTTCTTGCTTAAACCTTTATCTTTGAGATTTGAGGCCATTCTTTTAGCTACAAGGTAAGCACCATCTGCGTGTTGCTTTAATTCATTGCGCCAATTGTAAATAAAGTCATCATTATTTTTTTCGGACACTTTAACACTCCCCTTAAAATAAATTTGCAAATCTATGTAAAAAAAATAAACCCCTTGAGAAATCTAGGGGTTTAAGTTGATTAACATACCTATATAGTACAAAAAATCTTACTAAAATATTCCATCGGTTTTGTAAGTTTCGCCCAATATGCTTCTTAGTTTATCTAAAGCTCTGTCTAGACGTTTAGAAAAGGCTGCTTGCTGTATTCCAAGTTTAAAAGCTGCCTCTTCTTGTGTTAGTTCCTGAAAGAAATATAATTCAACCGCTTCTCTCTGTTTTTCATTAAGTTGGCTCATAGCTTCGTCAATTACAATTTCATTATTTATTCTATTAAATGGATCAAAATATGTATGTATTACAGGGTATTCATGTATTTCTAATCTCGTGTCAAATGTACTTTTGAAATGAGAAGCTAAAGCATGATCAATTCTTGTAGATAAATAATATGAAAAATAGCTAAGAGATGGGTCGTAATTTTTACTTAACTTTTGAAGTGCAAATATTGACTCATGAGCCAAATCTTCCTTGAAAGTAACTAAACTTTTGTCTTTATTAACACATCTTGAAATGGAAGAAAAAATTAAGGGCTTGTAAAAATTGTAAAGCTCAATTAAAGCAGAACTGTCATCTTCTTTAATTTTCTTGACCAATTCATTGATGTATATATAATGTTCGTCAATCATCATTATAGTTATACGTCATCACCTTATATAATCTCTTGTGTGATAAACATAAAGAATAGTATGGAAAGACAATATCTGTACTCAAATTGTTCCTTAAATCAATTACTGCATTCAAAGTTGACTGAATCTGATTAGATACATCTTTAGATGACATTCTAGTTTGATTATAAGCTATTTGTAATCTTATAGGATTCACTTGTTTCAAAGGTATGTCTTGTTCAATTTCTTTAAAATCAATGTCAAGAAACTTTTTCAAATAAGGTTCTAAGCTCAAATCTTTCAACATATGTTCGTTTTTAGTTTTAAGTTCTTTGTACTCAGCAATTTTAAGATAGAAAAATAATTGAGAGAGGTATATCATTAAGATCATTTGATGACCATGTGACTCATTCAATCCTTTCAATCCAGAAAGTATTTCATTAGCTTCACCAGACATACAAAGATTGAAGAAGTCAAATATGTTCTTATTATGGTTTTCAAAATCAAATTGATGAACATGATCTAATGTGATTTCTTCTAAGTCAAGACACGCAAGCTTAGTTAGTTCGTTTATAAGCAAAGGCAAATCATAGACAATTACTTCTTTTTTAGTTGCGCCAGATTTGATTTTTACTATAGATGAAGGCGAATTATTTTCAAGATAATTCATTGCTTCACCACTTATTTTTATATTGTTAGAAGAAAGCCAGTCATTTAAAAATCTATTAAACGGGCTGGTGTTTGAATATTCTATAGCCCCATAATGAAATATTCTTCCAGCAGATTTGGCTTTAGAAGCTATTGCAGATCTTCCATCTAAACTATCGTTGCAGCAATAAATCTGGACATAATCAACATTTATTTTTGAATTAATAATTGATTCATAGATTGCTTTTAATTGTGCTGCATTTGGATTGTATATCTTGACACATCTTTTAGAATCAAAGATATTAATTGATTGTAATGAGTTTATAATCTTTGAAACAGATGTATTAGTATCCAAGCGTTCAACAATTGTTTCAGAAAAGTTAAAAATACGGGAGATATACTCATCTCCCGTATAGATGTAAACTTTCTTCCAATTATCTTCAATGTGAGGATTAGTCTTCTTCATTCTCTTCTTTGGAAACGATTGGCATTAGCAGGTGATTAAAGTTACCACACATCAAACACAATGACAACTTTTCTTCGTCAATTTGCTTTATCTTGAATGTAAGTTCGTCATCTTCAACTTTACTAATACAGTCCATCAAATCTTTATGTAACACTTGAACTTCACCATTGTTTTCAGATGATATACAGTCAATTTTGTTTTGAGTAGATCCACGTTCTTTATCAGACCCAGTGAAAATAAGTTTAGAATCTTTAAGTTCAATATTGATGAAAGAGTTTTTTGCAACAAGACCAGCAAGCTTTAGGGCTTTCATCATTTCAGATTTACTTACTGAAAAAGTTGCAGTGTCATCTTTCCTAAAAAACTTATTAAGGTCAGGGTAGCTTTTCTTATCAATTTGAACTAAAGACAAGATAAGGGTTGTATCTTCCCATGAAAGTTTTAAATGTCTATGACCAACTTGAAATGTTACTGTAGAATCTTGCAACAAGTTAATTAAGATTTCTGCAGTTTCTTTAGGTACAAAAAAAGATTCAAACTCAGGGCAATTATCTCCAATCTTAACTCTAAACCTTGACATTCTTCTATCATCAAAAGAATATGCAGTTAGATATGCAGAATCAAAGTTAAGATAAACTGCATTGATCATACTTTCTTTTGAGGTTGAAAATGCAGTGTAATTCAAAGCATGCCAAAGAGAATTACCAGGAACTTCAAACGAAACAGGCTTGGGTATGAAATTGAATGGTACAAAATCAGAACCATCATTTGCAAGAACTACACATTTAGTTTGCTTGTCACCTAAATGCACAACAAAGTTATCGGCAGAGTAAACAATATTTAATTTATCTGCTGTGTAGATATTTGTAAAGTCAGAGGTCAAGTTAGCTTCACATGAAAATGATTCAAAGTCTTCTTCAACAACAATGTTAGTGTTAATAATTTGCTGACAATAATCATTGATTGTTTGAAGAAATAATCTACCATCTTGAGAAAAAAAGTTAAACTCTGAATCTGCTGTGCCTTTTAAAGCAGCATTACAAGTAAGTTTTGCTTTTTTGAATATTTTGTTAGCAAGTACTGTGTCTAATGTAATTTTCAATGTAATTGCCCCTGAAACTCAATTTCAATACCTGGATTATATTTCATAATTTCATTCATAAGACACAGCATGAAAGATCCCTCATCATCAACAAAATGTAATTTACCATCTTGATACCAATCCCAGCCATTTTCAACTTGAGCTAGAACATCCATCTTGTTTACAATAAGCTTTGTAACACCATTCATTTGGCAAGCTGTATTTACTTCATTCAGATTTAACCAGTCTATTTGTCTTGGCCTACCTGTTGTGGCTCCGTATTCTTGACCAATCTCACGCAACTGTTCAAATCTTTCGTCGTGTTTTTGGTATCCTTTAGCTCCAACATAGGTAGAATAACATTTGATAACCCCGACAACATTCCGTACTTGCTTAAAATTGAAACCATTATTTAATACTGCTCCTACACCTGTATTTGAAGAAGTGACATAAGGATAGTCGCCAAAGTCGATGTCAAGCCAATAACCTTGAGCTCCTTCAGCTAAAAACTTTTTAGGGGATGAATGAATAAGACTATGCATATTAACAAGATATGGTGCTAATTCTGGAACATCTTTGGCACGAAGACCTGTGCGACCCACTTTGTCTTTATAACAAGGGCCATTCCCAGTTCGAGTTGTTCCAATCTTTGTATCTTTGGAATCTTCGTCAATATGGTCTTTAGTAATTATATGGGCGTTTTCTGCAATCTTCAGTAGCGTTGTGTCAAATCCAAGTCCTTCAAGATACGCAAGTTCGTCAAATAATTTTTGCGTATTGATAACACAACCATTACCAATGACACTAGGAATGCCATGCAGAATACCACAAGGAACAAGATGTGTAACAATTTTCTCTCCATTGAGGTAAATTGTATGACCTGCGTTCCCTCCACCATTGAAGCGAATCACATAGTCATATTCACCAGATGCAGCCATTTGATTAGCTATTTTGCCCTTGCCTTCATCGCCATATTGCATGCCGATTACTACATCAACAATCGAAGTTTCCATGCATCTATTCTACTTCTTCGTAGAAATATTTGCAACTATTCTTCTGGCTTGGGCTCTTCTTTCTTTATCTTACTCTGAACTAAAATTGTTTCCTGCTGAGAGTATACATGGTACACCTCAGTAGCCTTCTTTCTAATTCTAGTTAGAGCATTATCAACACATTTAGGAGGAACATTTAAAGAGTTTGATATTTCTTTATATGAGGAGTTAAATCCATATTCTGTAAAAATATCTTCCTCTAATGGTGTTAATTTTAGCTTCAACAACCTAGACGTTTGTTCATACTCTTCTTTGATGATTATGTCTTCAACCAAATTAGTTTCAGGTGACTCATCAAAAGGGTTTAATCTATCTGGGATAAAGTCTGCAAGAGTTTGTAAATTACCATCATCTCCAAGAATGATAGGTGCATCTAAAGAAATGGAGTCATTTAGTATGGAGTTCTTCATTCTTTTGGCTGATGATATTGCTGTGGCTAGGTGTCTCTTACAAACTAAATTGACACAAAAGTTTTTAAATGTTGTATCTTTGGTTGGATCATAAGAATTGACTGCTTTGACAACCCCTAATCTAAGCTCCTGCAATACGTCATCTCTATCCCCACCTAAAATAAAAAAGTGACTAGCAATTTTCTTAAGATCCGGCTCTACTAATTTGAGCAAGAAATTAAATGATCGCTTGTCACCTTTTTTCGCTTTTCTAACAATATTTACAATTCTAACTTCTTCTTGAGCCATATTCCCCACTCTACGGCTACAAGTCAACAAACTACTTTGTTACTCTTTAGAAGCAACCAGATCAATAATTCTTAAGATTCCTGTTTGAACAATTAAATCTTCAGAAACGTTTTGCCGTATATTTTTAACAATTAGTAATAGCTGTTCTACTGTCTCTAAAATTATTGATGGCTTTTCTGGCATTAAAAACTCTATGTCTTCTGCCCTATCAGTTTCCTTTATTTTAAGTAAACGATAAGAAATGCTTTCCATCAATAACCTAGCCATTTCATCTAATATTGCAGAAAGATCTCTGCCCTCCAAATGACATGACTCTAAGATCGAGTATGATTTACCTCTATTCTTACTATATATATTTTTTATTAATTCAACAGAAAGTTGCCTTGGGCTTCTACCCAAAATACTTCTAACATTCTCTTCATTTACACCAATTGTGCTTATTTGTTCAAGAATACTCAAAGCAGTTCGAACACTTCCATTTGACTCTTTGACAATTAAGTCTAGAGCTTTACTTTCAGAATCAATTAATTCTACTTTTACAATCTTTTCTAATATTTGTTTGCAGTTATTGACACTTAGCTTCTTTAATTGAAAGTGTTGACACCTTGTTTTGATTGCAGGAAGCACTTTGTTAGGGTCTGTAGTGCAAAAAAAGAAGATGATATGGGCTGGTGGCTCTTCGACAATTTTGAGAAGAGAGTTCTGTGCTTGAGTAGTAAGCATATGGCATTCATCTAAAATAAAGATGCGATATTTGCCATAAGCAGGCATCAATCTCATCTTTTCTGCAATGTTTTCTCTTACATTATCAACACCATTATTGACAGCACAATTTACTTCAATTAAATCTCTGTGCTTATCTACCAGAATCATTTTAGATGAATTGCTATTGATATCTGGTTCTGCAGTTCCGTCTTCTCTATTTTCGCAAAGAAGAGACATAGCCATTAAGCGAGCTAATGATGTTTTACCTGTACCTGGAGGGCCTGAAAATAAATAAGCATGTTGAACTTGATTTTTCTCAATTTGTGCTTTTAAAACCTGAACTGTAAAATCACCAGAAAAATCAGAAAATTGCTTAGGGCGATATTTGTTATAGAAACTCATTCATTGTCCTCTGGATCTGCTGGTAATGGTATTGGTAGTGGGTCTTTACTGTCCAACAATGAAGGCAGTATACTATGGTTCATGTAGTTAGCGCCATAATTATTTCGGATAAAGTATTCCAAAATAAATGCATAATCCTGAACTTCAAATTGCCTTATAGTTCCATCATTTTGTGGGCTAATAGAATATAAAGCAGAAAACAATGCCCATTCTTTATGAGGCTTTGTTAATTCAGCCCATTTTTCTTCATAAACACCCAAACAATATATTTTCTTATCTTGAACATCGCCAAGAAGTAAATCTCTCACCCATTTTTGTGCAAGACCATTTACAACAATAGGCTTTGCTTTTTTTGGAGTAGGACCAACCATTTCAGAAAAGTATATCTGTTCTAAATCTACGTAGCCAATATACACGTAGTATCTCTCTTTAAGCTGTTCAGCTAAAGTTTTAATCTCAGGAGCTTCTAAAAACACAACATTCTTCATAGCATTTGACCTATCAGTAAAGTATAATAGCTTCATGAAAAACTTTTTAGCAATAGACTTAGAGCTAAATAATAATGAAGAGAACAATCTGCCTGAAAGAAAAATTATTCAAGTAGGTATTGCTATTGGAAACATTAATCAAAAGCAATCTGAATACTTTACATGTAAATGGTATATAAATCCCCATGAACCAATTTACCCTTACATAACAAATCTTACTGGAATAACTGATGATGACGTATTAAGCCAATCAGTTTCTCACAATCAGGTCGCATTAGAGCTTACTGATTTAATGGATCAATATGATTGTTATGTAAATCCTGTTACATGGGGCGGTGGTGATTGTGATGAACTAAAGAAAGAGTTCAAAGATAGGCATATAGATTTTAAGAAGTTTGGCAGAAGAGAAATTGATGTCAAAACTCTCAATACATTCTTGATGCTCGCCCAGGACAAAAACACTACTTCAAGCCTTAAATCTGCAATGGGTAAGTTTAAGATGAACTTTGTTGGTGCACCACATAGAGCAGACGTTGATGCTTCCAATACACTTGCTTTGTTCTTTGGATTACTTAGGCGTCAAAGTAAATTAGAAGACTTTATTGAAAACGTCAGGCTGGTATAGAAAAAACCCATCGAAATCGATGGGTTTTTCAATTAAAAGGTCAGTTGAGTTACTGCAATTACCTGACCGTTATCATCCCTAATTGCAGAAGGTCCTGTGTCAACACAGAAGACATCTTCTCGATTGAAAGGAATGAAATCCATTGTAACTCTGTTAACAATGTAATACACTCCTTCCTCTGGATCTGGAAGATTCTCAATTGATTCAAAATGAGTTTCAGCAATTGGAATCCCTACCACTTTTCCAACAATCCTTTGCTTAGTTTTTACAAAGCATGGATTTTCTGATTTAGGTAAAGTTCCATGACCTGAGATTGTAATTTCGTGACCAATAAGATTCACGAACTTCTTAAACTCTGGGTTCATTACTTGCCTGTGCTTCCAAGTCCACCCTTGCGAGACTTGTTTGCTGACTTACCAAACTCTTCAACCTCAACAAGCTCATGTGCTGCTAATTTCGCAACAACCATTTGAGCAATTCGATCACCATTGTTGATGATAAATGGAACCTTGTTATGATTGAAAAGGATAACCTTCAATTCAAAGTCTTCTCCATCACCTGAATAATCACAATCAATAGTTCCAGGTGTGTTGAGAACAGTCACTCCATGCTTCGCAGCCAAGCCAGAACGAGGGCGAATTTGGATTTCGTAACCTTCAGGAATATTGACATTTAATCCTGTTGGAACAATCAAGCTGTTATGTGGGTGAATCATCATCCCGCTTGTGTAATCAGGA